TGTACACACGAGTACGAATATATTGCGGATACCAATCCAAAATCTGTCCGACACGCAAAGACTGAATGTCAGACGAACCGGACACATTCGGGTCAGTCGTTGTATCGACCGGAACGATTGCTACGCTTCCTTCATCAAACATAGAAATAACTACATCTTGAATGAACGAACGTGCTGTCTGATCGACATTAGCTTCCAGAGTGAGGCAATTATTCAATCCGTCATCGATGACCGAAAGAAAACGCCCATTTTCATCCAGACGGACATGCTGAACATTCAGTGCTGCAACATCAAGTGCAATTCGGTTATACACCGATGTAACGATTGACCTTTCGTTGCCTCTGGACATTCTTGGTCTGTCAGCTCGATATGGGTAACTCATACCTAAGTCCCGGTAGTTCATTTGAATATTACCGGTAAATGCATTCCAAGCATGTTTTAGTCTGGAACCAAAAGACATCTCCATTTTGAATCATCACCTCCTTAAACCATATCAACATTTTTCTTCTTATAGGCAACTCGACCGGAAGCCCAGATACCATTCTTAAGCTGTTGCATATCATAGCCTCTGTCAGCCAGAGCCATATGTACACCGACTTCGCCTCGTTTCGCAACGAATTGAACGACACGCCCTGAAGGTGCGGTAACATTTTTAACGGACTCATTCATCAACTCAGCCATTTTCCGGTTATAGGAATTGATAGCCGAGGAGCTGATTTTACCTTTCGATGTCATGGAAGAAGGATTTTTTAATAGTTGATTGGCGTACTGATCGAGTTCTTTGGAAACATCTTTGCGGGCTTTGGATACGATTTTGTCATGGTTTTTATGAGCCCACTTTGTATCTTTCTTTTCCAAACGCTTTTGACCGGCTGTGGTCAAAGTTCCGTCTTTGTTTTGAAAACGGCGAACGCCCCATTTCTGACCGAGAATGCCGTGATGATACATCTCATCCAACTTGACCACCTCCTTATTCAAATGCATCTCGATTAAGTTTATAAGCAATATAGGCATCCATCATTGCTGCAACAGCATCGATTTTCTGCTCATACCGCTTTTTCAAAAGTTTCCGGTTTCCGTTTGTATCTTCAAGTGTAATACAGTTACCCATAGCAAAGGTCATAAGGTCCTCGTCGAAGATAAGCATTCTTTCTTCAGAAAGCTTCTTCAGTTCTCCGAGTGGAACCGACTCAGTTTTAGCGCCCTGGATGACTTTCTCAATTCCAAACGGACCGTTTTCTGATTCCCATCTCGCTACGAATTCTTTCGCATTATAAGGGTCAAATCCAAGACAACGAACATCGTATCCGCACTCCTGAATGTGATTGTCTAAATCTTCATACACATCCATCATGTTAAGTACGGCGCCCTCTAAAACAATTAAACTGCCTTCAGCCATGAATTGATCGTACTTGATCCTCATAGCAGCTGGCAGCTTCATTAAAGTTGTAGAGGTGATGTAGTTTCTCGTCTTAACGCCAAAGGAACCGTTTGGCAATGGAAATAGAAATGTAAAGGCACAGAAGTCATCGCCCTGCGACAAGTCTGCACCGAGGGAGCAAGGCATCTGCCAGAAATCCCTCTTTCGATGCGGAAGGGTTTCTTCATAAGTGAAGTAATAGGTGTAGCCCTCCATAGGCAGCCCAAATCTCTTTGCAAGAATATCGTTTCGGGCAGCTGGAGCTTTTTCAGCTCTTTCAACATCAAGTTGATAAGTTTCATAGCTTACGGTTTTTCCGAGATTCGGATTAGCCTTGAGCCACATTTCCGGATCTCCGACTTCGTCAATGGAATCAAGTTTGTACCACCATATCGAAACATGGGGATTGATGTAGTCGCCCTTAAGGATGTCCATCAACTCCATTTTGATGGTGTCGCCACTTCCATTACGAACTGTACCTTCCGAGCTGATTGCAACGATGATGTAGTCATTCACCTTGGATGCACCCTGCTCAATGGCACCGATAACATCCTCTCGAATGTCACCGGAAAGCCACTCATCAACAGTCGCGACCTTAATCTGTAGACCCTGAAGCTTATTGATGCTCATAGGTCTGACCTCAAGAAGCGAACCAGTCAGGAAGTTTTCAACGCCCTTTTTTGTAGAAGCTAACTTTGTGCGATTCGCTTTGGAACCAGTTGTGTTTTGTAAAGAGCCTTCTGTCAGGAACTGAAACAGCGGTCCTCTCGAACGAGTAATAGCGGTGCGAAGAGGGGACATGACCTCCTCCGCTTGCTTCATTGTGGGGGCGGTGGTGATCTGATGAGTAGTAGAGGTATCAACATTCAGAAAGTAACCCTGCAAGGTTGAGCCGTACATTGATTTAGCGGCGCCTCGTGCAACGATCAAATACTGTTTGTTAATCAGCCTTTTTTTCACATTCTTGCGAACATAGTGCCCACCGTGACCATCTGGATTCGGTTGATACACACTTCGCTCAACGAAGTAATACCAACCAAAGATCTGTTCTCCCCAAAGCTTGAAACTATCCAAAAGACTAAGGTCAGAGCCATCTGTCAAGGTAAGCTCGGATTCGCAATAAGCAATCCAACCCTCAACAGCTTGGTCGTCATAGTACACACCCGGATTAGCGATGAGATCATCGATACGGTTCATCTCCATAGAGATCTCTTTGCAGACTGGAATTTCCCCTCGAATCACGGCATCACGAAACATGCCATAATACTTGGGAACGGCAGTGTTTGATAATGCCATGCTCTATTTATCCTTTCAATTCTTTAATGGCCAGAGCAATACCCAAAGCCGAACTTCCTACAGCAAGAACGGTACCGGCTGTTTCAAGCGTATTTCTTGCAAACTGCCGACCTTTTGAAATTTTAGCACTCTCGGTTTTTCCGAACAGATCATTATACTGTCGCTCAAGCTGCTCTCGGCTGATTGCCTGACGAAGTTCCTGATCTGTCATCTTACTCAGATCCATTCGTTTTTTGGTAGCTTTGGGTGCAGAACTCCGTTCTATTTCGGAAGCTTTTTTGAGTAAATCAGAACTGCTGTCCACGGTTCGCTTTGTTCTCTCTAAATCTTCCTTTGCCCAACGTTTAGGATCAGGGTCACTTACATTGATACGATTTTCCTTCTTTTTGGCTTTATTCTCTCGTACATCTCTATCGTATCTTTTCTGCCCGGCAGCAGTCAGAGTGCCGTCTTTATTCTGATAACGGCGAACACCCCATTTCATACCGGTAACACCATGATGCATAAGAGCTGTATTATCCATTTTGAAATCCTCCTCTCGTTTTTAATCAGGGTCGACTGTCACATTGATTCGCCATTCAAGCTCGCTGATCTGTCGGTTAATTGCTTCCATCACTGCCGAACTCAACGGCGGGTCGAATGCCAGTCTTACCTTCAGGTAGATAAAGGTTTTTGCAAATTCAAGACGAGGATCATCGTACAGGAATTCAGACCAGGTCTTACTTGCATCTTCGATACGGAATCCTTCTTCAGGACCAACACCGAGCTGCGTCAAGACCGAGAATGCCGAATTGATGTACATGACGATGTCCGGGTCAAAGTGCTCATACTCTTCAGCAATTCCGAGCAGCTTTTTAATCGATGTCAGTATACTGTCCATATCGTTTTCTCCTTACTGCCTAACGGCTACAAATTTCTTCATGCAGAATCCTTCGATACCGGTAGCAGTACAGACAGCGTACCAATCATCATTGGAATCGCCCATGTCAATTTCCAATTCGTCAAGACAGGTCACAACCGTTACTACTCTGGAATCCTTAGTCGGCTTTTCACGAATGTTCAGCTTCAGGCAATCAGTAACAACACCGATCACATTTCGAGCAGCGTCTTCGCAAAACTCCGTTTCCCGTTTCTCAATGGCTTCAGTCGAATCATTAAGAACAGAGTTTTCATAGATTTCCTTTGTCATTGGAATTTTCTCCTTTCATTGTTTTCGCCAGGGGCATGTATCATTTTGTGTGCGCTGTACTGGAGGGAGAAGTAACAAACTCTCATCACCATAGTGAATAGCATTATGTGTATTCAACTTAGTGCAGATCACATTCTCCGGGTCAAAGACGCATGGGCTCTGATTCAAAAGGTCTTCATAGGTGATCGGATTCAGATGATGAACCAATATTGAGCCGAAGATCTCATAACCAGGTACACCGAGATCACAACCTTCATCACGAATAATAATTTCATCTCTGAATTTCAACCACTTGTCGGAATGGTAGAACTCTTGGTTCAGCCAGCGCTTAAAACCGAAAGTCTCTTTCCCAACAGAGCCATCGAGTTTCAAATAGCAAAACCGTTCTTCAAATGTCGGCAGTGTAATTAGTTCGGAATATGTTTTAATACTCATCGTCATCACCGCCTGCACCTGAATATCTCCTAAACGCTTCAAGAGCCTTGTTATACAACTCTTTGGCTTCACTATTGGAATTTAGATTCTTGGTCTTCGCTTCAATAAGCTCTTTCTGCTTCTCCAGAATCTCCTTTTCGATTCGTTCCTTACTGGAACCAAGTTTCAAATAATGCGTTATGACCTGAGAAGAAGCAGTTCCGTCTCTGAGCTGCTTTTCAGCACATTGAACCGCCAAAGAAATCATTAAGTTCTCTTGCGCTTCGAGAGATGTCGGTGGTCTCAATGGGCTATTTGAGTCAGAAGAGCTTGCAGCTTTACCTTTGGGCATTAGCACTGCCTCCTCTCTTAAAAATTTGGTGCGGATAACAGGAGTTGAACCTGCACGGAGTTACCTCCAATAAATTTTGAGTCTATTGCGTCTGCCAGTTCCGCCATATCCGCATACTTGTGCTGCACTTTCTGTCCAAACTGATACTCTTTTAGGTGAGAATAGGTGCAGTATTTGAAAGAACTTACAGAGCTGAATTTTCGCCAATCACCGAAAGGAGAAAAGAAACATGAAAGGAGATGTTCACACTTTACGGAAAATGCTTCAACCCTGTAAGCTCGTTCAAATACTGCACCCGAGGGGGTAAGCCCCATTCCCAAAATATCCCTCCGGAGATTTTTTTAAGACCGCCGCGATGAGGTAGGGGGTGTGATTTTGGAGACCCCCTCCCCATGTCTTTAAGCCCTGTGGCAGCAGTGCAGATCAAGTGGTTATTTGTTTGTATTGACTTCAAGTTCAAATGTTTTCAGAGAAGAAAACAAAAACTTTATTCAAAGAGCATTAGACCTCAACCTATAGTTCAAGCCTTGTCTGCTTTTGTTGTTTTCGTTCTCTTAACTTTCTTGTAAATGTTCATGAAGTCGTAACGAATGATCTCGTCAATCGCTCTTTCAATCTCTTGATTGTTCTCTTCTTCAGAGAATTGGTCAGAAGTGTGAGCAATTCGATCGAGATAAGCGCAAGTGTTGTAACCCTTTTCTACATCGAACAGGAACCAATCGGAGAACTGTTCAAATGGATTATAAGGGTTGTCAAATGTGGTAAGGGCACAAGAACCATTCATACCAGTCACTCCTTTCAATTCAAGTAATTAGACACTGTGCTTGTTGAAACACCAAGAGCTTCAGCAATTTCCGATGTGCTGTAGCCAGAAGCATTCATTGAAGCAATCTTATTCTGCTTTGCAGTGCTGAGAGTTGTTGTTGCTCTCGGTGTTGCGCGCTGTCTAAGACTGTCAATGTCCACATTGTCGATGATTTGGGTAAGCTTATTCTCGCTAATAGCGCCAGCTTGAATTGCTTCCCATTCACGGTCTGTAATCTTGATGGTCTCTCGCTTTGCACCAACAGAGGCACGAGCCTGAGTAAGCGCCTGCTGGCTTGCTTTCTTGAGTTCGCCCTTTGTCATATCCGGGTTATCCTGCTTTTTAGCAGCCACTACTGCATTAGCCATGGTCTGAGCCTGTCTTTCTCTGGGAGCATTCTTCAAAGCCACATTAAGTTTTGCATTTAGAGAGTCGACCTCAGCTTGATAGGTCTCTTTTGCAGTGGCGGAGTAGGGTACTTTTCCGGTGGAGAGGATCTCAAGACGAGCCTGGTTGCCCAGGGCTTTCATCTTGTTAGCGTAGTTAGCATAAGCACGCTCCACGGGGGTATCAGCTTCAGATACCAGGGTATAGGCATCCTTTGCCTCAGCCATCTTAGTGCTGGGCTGAGTACGCTCTTTGACCTTGCCAGTTCGCTTATCAACGTAAACAGGGTCATCTACATCTTTCCATATGTATTCACCAGTTTTTTCGTCGATTTTTGGGCTACCTTGCCTCTTGATAATGGAAGTCTCAGACTTAGCACGGGAAATCAGAGTCGAAGCACCCTCATGGTATCTTCCATCCTCATCAACTGTACCCTGATACTTCTTTTTCAAAGAGCTGATGCCATTGTCGATCTCACT